GGACCGGGAATGAAGAACTTCATGTATTACAGTTCTATTATCTGGATTATCTGATTTAAACTCAATGGTTCCGTCACTGCGGTACACACCATTTCCTTGTATGTCCCCATTCACCCTTACTATACCATTCCATCGGCTGTCCCTGTCAGTCAGTTCCTTAATTATATCATCGGCAATTTCTACCCTTTCCTGTACACCGTGACCTGCAAATACATCATTGCTGCCCGCAACCTGGTAATATCTCTTTCCTTCGGCGTCTGCACATCCTTTTTCTTTCTCATAATCCTGCCAGGCTTTTGTCTTCTTTAAATCACTGCTTCCAGGTTCGTAACGAAGCTTCGTAGTCTTTTCAGGAACACTGCACTGCTTACAAAAATCCTTGTATTGTGCCGTTTTCTGCTTTAATTTAGTCTTTATTTCGGTGGTATCCATGCCGAGTGTCTTTAATGCTTCTTCCTCCCGCTTTAGGGCTCTTATAGCACGCTCCATTGACCGCATACGCTTGGTCATGGCATAATAATCATAGGTTTTACCATTAATCGTGACGGATACCGGTTCCGGATCCTCTTTGGGGAATGTGGAGACACCTTCAAACCACACGTGCCGGTTATGTCGGCAGTTATACCCATCAAGCCCTGACGGATCATTTTCATGTGCTCCATCTACACTGTAACCGGTAGAATACCATAAGTCAGTTATCCTCTCCTGACCTATACGCCGGATCTCTTCTGTATAGTCAGTTCCGGGCCTCACATAATACACTTTCCCCTGCCACTGCTCATGGTTTGCATGGCCCGTATCCTTGTTCCTGGCTCCCCAATGCCTGGATACATATACAAGGTTCTCCCCTGTCTGCTCCATGTTCTTGTCAGATATCTTTCCAGAAAGCTGATGACAGCCGGTCCTAAGGGCTAATCTGGAAGCAGTATCAAGCTGCATGGAATAGCCGCTGTTAAAATCTATGCTGCGTAATCCGCTGTGAGCCAGATCACGCACTACATCCCGCAACACCTTATCAGCGGAAAATGTACCGGAACATATCTTTATCACACCTTTATCCAGTTCGTTCCTATATGCATTCTCTATAGATGCCAGACCGGACATTGTTCTAAATCCGGTAGTCCGGGTCAGATTCTTAAGTTCACCTTCTGTTTGCTTTGAAAATGATTCAGTAAGCTGATGCAGATAAGAATTGTCCTGTAACTCTTTGCCCGCCTGTTTCCAGACCTTTAAATCATCAACCCATGACATATTGCCTGCATCGGCAACAATCTTGTTATTAGCCTTGTACGCTTCCTTAGTGATATTGTTGATTGTCTTCTTGATTTCACGTTTATATTCCAGAGTATTTTTAGCAACCATTTTCCGGTAGTTCGGGTCAGCATTCAACATTTTCATTGCTTCAGACCGGATCTTTGACGGACTGTATCCCAACTCACGCATCGACATGGCTTGTAATTCCGCTGTCCTTGTATACGTCAGGGTCTTTTTTATCCGCCGGGCAATGTCTACTATTATTTCATGCTCTAAGTGTTGAAATAACGGCTGTATAGCCTCGCTGATTATTTCCAATTGTTCCTCTGACAACATGGCTTAATCCTCATTCTCTCCACCGGTATCCCCGTCTTCTTTCTCCTGCTGCTCCGTTACCATTGCCGTGGCTTCTTCCTCTGTCAGGTTATAGGCTTCCATCAGATACCATATGGTCAGTTTGGGAATGTCAAAGGATAATGCATCATTACGTTTGCGCTCCAATTCAGCCTCCCGGTCTGTCACGTAACTGTCATCAAAGTCAACCCGTATTTCCTCATCCAGGTTATATGCCGTACCTTGGAACGTATTGGAAAACCACATGATTGCCCTGCATATGTCCTGTATATAGCGGATTGATTCCTGACGCTGCCGATTAAGCTCCTGCATCTGGTCCTGACGTTCTCCTATGTATTCGGTTGCTGTGGTGATCTGCCCGTTCTCAAAGCTGTATTTCTTTGTTCCGTAACCGAATGTCATTGAAAGCAGGGATAAATTAAGCTCAAAAGCCTTTGTGATTTCATCTATTCGGATTACTGGATTATACTCTTTTACCATTGGATCTTTATCATCACCCGTAGTTCTGCCAAGCATTACGAATACTTTCTTAGCTTGTTCATTTGGAGTAATTGGTTTGCCATTTGCATCAAACTTACAGAGCAGCTCATTGACAATCAATAGCTTATCTGCTTTATCCAAATCTCCGAAAAGCACGTTATAGGAAAGATCCAGGGCTTTCAGCGCAGGGATGGCATTCACCAGTTTTGGAAGACCATAACCGTCCATATCATCAAGGTTGTTAAACTCCGCATTACGCATAATAGCAAACGGCTTTACATCCCCTAAAACAACATCCGTCCCATACTCCCTGAACTCTGCCCCGTATGCATCAAAAACATGTGTTTCGGCAGTGTAGAATCCATTATCATCTTTTATGAATACTACAAGCGTGGTGCGCTTTTTCCCTTTTTCAAGACTACTTCCGTAAAATGCCGCCTCCGTTACGATATCATTAACTATGGTCAGTGGAATATATGCTCCTGCATCCACATAATTAAGCCTTATATCTCCGCCTTTAGCCTTTCCATTGTCTAACAGTGTGGCATTATCCAGACGGACATAACATGCAACGGTGCCATTGGCAGAGACTTTTTCCAGCTGCTTCCGGTATTGTTTATTAAACTCATTATCGGATAATACCCTGTTTATGAAATCGAACTGCATCTTATCCTCTCCGGCATTAATTTCAAGTACTTCACACAGGTTCGCATCATCGCAACAGCACCGTTTGGCAAAGTTCAGTCTGTTCAGTTCGTAAGAAGCCCCTTGCACAGTCTTACGGTCATGAAACCCCGGTACCGCACGGTTAGCATACCAGTCATCACACATAGTAATTACTTTCTGGGCTTCATCGTTTATTTTAAATCCTTTTTTAACAAGAAAATCTTTTATAAATGATTCCATAACACTCTCCTTATGCCTGGCTGTTACGCCGTTTCCATAGTCCCGATGTTGCGTATCTGACTGCATCTATGCAGTGGTTATTCTCATCCGGATAACCGCTGATTACTGCACCTTCCTTGTCCTTTTCGTATTCATATTCCGTGAATTCCTTATATGCGTGTGGCGTGCGCTTCTTATCAATGACAATCGTCCTGCGCTGCAGCCACTTCATGCTGTATTCGACACTTCCGGGACCTTTATTCACACTCATGGCATTCCATATCCCCAGGTCACGGTAATCTGCCACTGACTTTGGTTCGGCACTGTCACACATGATCCCGTACTGAATGTCTTCCACATAACCTTTTTCAATAATCCACTGTGCTGTTTCTCTGTTTGATGCCTTATTCACACAATGTTCATCCAACAAGTATAATTTCTCCTGTGCAGGGTTATAGTAGACTCTCATAAATGCGTAATAATCCGGATAATACCCCCAGTCAACACCTTCATAGATACGATCCATTTCAGATATTTCTTTATCTGTAATCTCCCTGAGTTCCAGGTATTCAAATATCATGCCGCCGTTACCGTTTGCCACTCCTCCATACTCATGCTCATATGCCTCCGGATTAACTTCTTTTAAGTGTGCTGCCTCTTCCGTAAAGGGGTCACCAAGCCATTCCTGCGGCACATCCAGATAGGTGGAAGTATGTACTATCCTGTTTTCCTTTGGCTCCAACACGTATTTGTTAGCCCAGTTATTCATGGTTTTGGGTGGATTGAAGCTTTCAAACATCCATGCCAGGCTGCCGCCACGAAGGGCAGACTGTTCTATCTTCCGGATTTCCTCCTCTCCTGAAAACTGGTCCAGTTCCTCAAACCAGAGGATACCGATGTACCCAAACTCCGGTGATATTGACTTGATCTTGTCCGGATCATCTGCTCCACGGAAATATATCTTCTGGCCGGTTGCTTTCAGTTTGATCTCTAGTGGGCTTTTCTTTGCATCAAATTCCTCTTCTACTTCCTGTTTTCCTATCGCCCATTTAATCTTACTGTACACGGAATCCTTTATGGTATTGCCTACCTTACGGCAGACAACAGCGTGTATGTCATGATGGTTCTTTAGCAGCTCTATAATAATCATGCCAACCGTTGACGACTTTGTGGAGCCGCGCCCGCCCTTGAAGACATACTCCAGGTGTTTCCGCTCCCGGATGTCACGTATAGCTGGATGGAACGCATCTGGGATATTGTGCAGATCCAGGTGATATGTCCCGGATTTTAACGCTTCTTCTGCCAGACGTTTCTTTTCTTCTTCACGCTCTTTAATGGATAATGCCTTTTCAAGGTCGGTCGCTGCCTTTAATCTGTCAGTCAGTGCCGCATCCAGACCAAAGGCATCTTTCTCCTCTCCTTTGATTACCCTTGCTCTGAATGCCTGTATTTCAGTCAACGTCATGAGCCGCGCAGACTCTATTTCTTTTTGCCGTTCGGCTATATATGCAGAAACTCCACGATTTTCCATGATATTCTTTTTGGCATTCTTAGCAGTTTTCTCAGAATATCCTGCTTTTGTCGCTGAATCATAAAGGTTTCCCGACTCTATGTAATAATCTGCGAAAGCTTTTTGTCTGGGTGATAGCTTATCCATCTTCCACCGCCTTATATATGTCCACCAGGCAGAATATGATTTCCGGCATGGAACAGGACTTCAATATCTCGTGGTCGGTTACTTTCCATTCCCTGTGCTTCTCTGAATAGTAGGTAACAGGCGTACATATGCGGTAGGATGTGATCATGCGCTGCTGATCAGCAGAATAGAACTGGCTGCTGTTTATCTTGATGACCAGTCCTTTTTTTACAATTGCTGTTTGTAGCTTCTTCATCTTCCCATTGAGGTTCATATTTTCACCTGCCTTCCTTATAACAAAAAGAGCCAGATACATAGATTTCTCTACATATTTGGCTCTTGGCTCTTGTGTGGTTATATTATAACCTGTGGTTATGGGGATGTCAATTATTGCATATTTAAATATACGGAATAAACTCACCTTGTCTTTGCAATCCCCTTGCTTCTTTTGTAATTTGTTCCCTACTTTCTTTTTCATGTTGAGTTATCCATGTTTTCCCACATTCCATTTTATTAATCACCTTATCAAAATTCTTTTCGAATACAGTTTCATCTTTTAGCAAAAATAATGAAAATGTAGATAGCAATAAGCTAGTATCTGATTTTTTATAAATTGCATCATATGTAATAACATCACTCCACCTTGTTCTTTTCTCATTATAAGGTAATTTTTTCCAATATCCTTGCTGTGTTTTTTCCTCAAAAATAAAATCGTACCCATTGTTTATTAAAATCTTCTTAATGCTATTGTACACTGCAAAATAATTCTTATATGTATTATCAATAAGAATATTGTTAAAATTTGATTTATCAAACGTAAATTTTTTGTTGGTTAAACAATAACAACCAATAGTTTCCATGAAATCTTTTATTCTCATAGAAAATATCACTGGTCTAATATATCTGTTATTTTGTATCAAAAAACTAATATTACTACCATTTGTATGAATAATTCTAATATCTGAATCACTTAAATGTTTTCTAAATATATCTAATTTCTTCTTAACATATTCTTCACTAGTTACTTTTTTCAAAGTTTCTACATCAAATAATCCATTATTTTTTGAAACTTTTTCTCTAATATGTGGATTATTTTTAAGTAACCATTCAGATGTATCTTTATCACAAACTCGTAAATCATCTTTAACAGAATAATAATGCAATTCGGCATTGTTATATAGTTTATTAAATTTATTTTTTAGTGATGAATACACACTAAAAAGCCTATTTATGTCACCTCCACTCTTGATATAACTTTCTTTTACAAGATTAATCTGATTCAAATTATCATTAATATCTAATTGTAGTTTATATGGCAACAGAACTTTAAAGTTTTTATTTTTCTCTTTTGCTTCTGCTAAAAAACCTATGTCATCACCTTCTAATATTTCAAATTCTATTTTTCGTTTTTGTCTATCACGCTCTCTATGTAGATTCATAATATTTTTTCTTTGTTGTTTAAGACCATCAATGTCAGAAAAACTCTTTATACAATCAGATCCAATATGTAATTCAACTCCAGTAATTTTATTCTGGATAAAGCAAATAATTATGTTAGGAGTTCCACATAATTGGCATGGTATTTTTGTATCTGAAATTTTATAGTTTGTAATTGCAAACCATTCTTTCATAATGTTATTTATTAATGATTCTTTATTTTCCCAGTTTAACAATACTGCTCTGGCTTTATCATCAAACACGAGGTTTTTGTTTAGTTCAGAATTAGATAATTTTTTATACGATTCTAAACAATCAAATAAATTACCATATATAGAACTGTCTTTGGCTTCATTACTATTTTTAATCAAGACCACGTCTTGCTGTCTTAACAGCATCTTTTTGTTACCAGTTTTACCAGTTTCCATACAGCCTCCTAAATTCGCAAACAAAACGCTTGTTCTTTTTATAGTGTAAACCAACCTAACTTATTTGTCAATTTATACCATTATAAATCAACAAACTTTAATTAATTTGCTACATCAAACATGTGCTGCATGTCTTCAATATCATCCACCAGATAATACTGAACCGTTGCATTACTGTTTGCATGTCCCAGCAACTTTGAAACATACAGAATATTTTTGCTCTTACGATACTGAACTGATGCGAAGGTTTTACGGTACACATGCACAGTTGCGCTGATCCGCGTTATCCCTGCACGTACGGCCAGACTTTTCGCAATAATTTGTATGCTGTTTTTACACAACCTTGTATGCAGATTATTGTCCTTAACAAAGAGTGCCTTGTTATCGTCTGTTCGGCTTTCGATGTACGCCCGTAACGCCTTGACTGCCTTGGTGGTTAACATCCCGGTACGATACTGGCTTGTCTTCTCACCATAAATATTAACGCGTTTCCTTGCAAGGTCAACATCAGAAATATCAAGCACCATGATCTCGCCTACACGCATCCCTGTCGACAACATCAATTCAAACAGGGCTTTTTCCCTCAACGTCTGACATGCCTCCCGGATGTCCTCAACTTCTTCATCCGTTAACCGCTCCTTTTTCTTCTGGACGATTTTTATTCTGTCTACATCCTTCATGATGTCTTCCGGCAGGTGGTTTTTACGGTACGCCCACTGAAAGAAGGAAAAGAAATACCGGTTAAGCGTGGATTTGTAATTACTGCTGATCTTATCACGGTATTGCCGCATTGCCAGATAGTCGGTTATATCCTGGCCTGTGATCTGGCGATAGTTTTTGCCTGTTGCTTCAAACAACAATTTGACTGCTCCTAAATACTGTTTAATCGTGCTTTCTTTGGTGCCTTTGGCTATACCATCTATCAGGAACCGTTTAAGCAGCCAGTCATTGTTATACACATCCAATGCAGGAAGTGTTGTCATTTCCGTCATCTCAAAGTCTTGCATCTTTACCAGCATAGTGATCTTTAAACGGTTCAACTGCTCTGTCGTTAACTCAGGGGACATATCGTAAATAATTTCATTAATAATCTCTGTTTTTGTCATAATTTCTTTAACCTCCACAATTTTCCAATTGCTTAAGGTCCCTGTAAATGGTATAATAACCTTAAGCAGCAAGCGGTAGATGATACTTTGGTCGGTGTATCTACCGCTATTTTTTTGTTCCGAAAACTCGTTCGATTATCCGTTGACAGGGCGCGCAACCTGTGCTAAGATAATCTTGCAGAGAACAAGTGTTCTGGATTGTGGAGTAACACCCCGGTCCGGAACATTTTTTCAACCCTCTCCGGAAAGGATGGTGTTATTATGTTTAAAACTGGTGATATCGCATATACACAAGATACTGGCGCCGGATGGATTAAAGTGAAAATCATCCGGTGTAATGGCAGTTATTATACTGTCCGGCGGCTTGACCGTAATACGGGTTTTGGTGTACCATCACACCGCCTACATACTGAGTATGAGTATCTTGCTCTCATGGACCGGAACCGGTCTTTACACCCGTATCCTTCCCGCAATGCACAACTACTTTGATTATCAAGGCC